ATGGCGCACGAGCGCCGGGGCACTTACTGGCACATCTTCCCGACCGCAGAGCAGGGCCGCAAGGCGATATGGGAAGGATTCACCAAGGACGGCCAGCGCATCATCGAGCAGGTTTTTCCGAAGGCCATCCGGAAGACGCCGCGCGACTTCACCCCGTCCGGCAGCATGATCGTAGAGCTTAAGTGCGGGTCCATCTGGCGGCTTCTAGGTAGCGACAAGATCGAGGTCGTCGGAGCCGGTCCAGTGGGCGTGGTGTTCTCCGAGTACGCCATCGCCAAGCCGTCCGCGTGGAACATGGTCGCGCCGATGCTGGACGAAAACCAGGGCTGGGCGGCATTCATTACGACGCCTCGAGGCCGCAACCACGCAAAGAAGCTTTACGAGAGCGCGAAGAAGGACCCACGATGGTTCTGCGATCTCAAGAGCCTGGCCGACACCAAGGCTTATGACCCCGAGCAGACGATCGCGGACGCGAAAGCGCGAGGGATGCCCGACGCGCTGATCCGGCAGGAGTACTTCTGCGATTGGGACGCTGCCAACGTCGGCAGCGTGTGGGGAGACCTCATTGAGGGCCTTGACAAGGCAGGCGCGCTGGCTGCGTTCGACCACGAGCGAGACGGCGTGTTTACCTCGTGGGACCTCGGGTTCACCGACAGCACTGCGATCTGGTTCTGGCGCTTGACCGAGGGCGGCGTGGATTTCGTCGACCATTACGAGGCTCACGGAAAGCCGCTCTCGCACTACTTCGACGTTCTGGAGGAGAAGGCCAAAGAGCACGGCTACCGCTACGTCAAGCACTGGCTGCCGCATGATGCGCGGGCGCACACATTGGCAACGGGCGTGTCCATCCTCGATCAGTTCAACGATCGTTATCGCGGCGGCACCGAGGGCGTGGCGATCGGTCCGGCGCTCTCGTTGCTCGATGGCATCCAGGCGGCCCGGTGGCTGCTGCAGAAAAAGGTTCGCTTCCATCCTCGGTGCGGTGAGGGCGTCAATGCGCTGCGCGAATATCATTACCAGTACGACGAAGATTCAAAGCAGTTCGGTAGCAAGCCCGAGCACAACTGGTCAAGCCACACGGCTGACGCGCTCCGCTACACCGCCGTCGTGGTCAAGGCGACCGAGATGATCACCCGCAAGCCGCCAGTGATCGAGATCACGGCTGAAGATCGGGCAGCAATAGCTTGGCTCCGAGCGAATCCGGGCGACCCGAATGCGTCCAAGGTCGCGGCATACCTGGAGGCGAGGGGGCTGTACCGGCCAGCAACGCGGCCGACGCTGGACGAGTTGTTTACAGGGCAGGATCAGGGGCCTGGCAAGCGCGACCGGATCTAGGCGGGAGGCATTATGGAGCTCGACCAGCAAACGGCTCTTGTGGCAGCCCTGCGGCGCCGGACACCGCCGCTCGACCAACGGCCGCCCATGACGCTAGCGGACGGCTCTCCCGCGCTCGTACCTGCGCAGCAAGACAGCGGCAGCGCAGGCGTAGCCCCGATGATTGGCGGCATGGTGGGCGGCATTCCGGGAGCGGTCGCCACCGAGACGGCAGAGAGAGCAGCGGAGCCTTTTGGGCAGGGATTGGGCGAGTACGCCGGGCACCTGCTGGCGAATCTAAACCCGTGGGGCGCGAAGGTAGCAGACCCGCGGGCGAGCGAGATCACGAGCCACATCGACGTGGCGCAGCTCGCCAAGCAGGCCGCAATGAGCGCGGCGCTCCAGCGCGCGCAGCTTGCGTTTCACGGGAGCCCGCACGACTTCGACACCTTCTCGATGGGTCACATCGGGGAAGGTGAAGGCGCGCAGTCATACGGGCGCGGGCTGTACTTCGCGGAGAGGCCGGAGATCGCGGAGAATTATCGGCGGAATCTCTCATCGTCGGAGTTGCAATTCGACGGCAAGCCGCCGTCAGCGCTGCACGAAGTAAACGTGCACGACGCCATCGTTAGCGGCATCCATGGTGGCGAGTCGCTGGACGTTGCGATCCAGAATGCCGCGACCCAACAGCGAACAGCCGTCGCTTCAGCAGCGAATACGCTGGCGTCCGCCAAGGCGCAGGGCGCCGGGGGCGCGACGATTGAGTTCTACCAGCGGCATCTCATGAATGCGGAAAGCGGCGTGTCTTTTGCTGAATCGCTGAAGCCGGAGAACGTAACAATGTCGTCTCGGCCCGGCCGCACCTACGCCGTCGATCTTCCCGAGAATAACCAACTCCTCGATTACGATAAGCCGCTGAGCGAGCAGCACCCGGACGTGCTCAAGAAATTGCAGGACTCCGGAGCCATCACGGTACTGCCGAAACACAAATGGGTGTTTGCCGGAGACTCGGAAGTCGGGCATATCGATCGCGTGACCGGGAAAAAGCTTTACGCCAGCCTCGCGGATGCCGGCTATCCGTCTATGTCAGACGCAAATACGTCCAGCCCGGAAGTGAGAGGCATCGGCCAACAGCACGCGGCTGACGTTCTTCGAGACGCAGGCATCCCTGGCCTCCGCTATGCGGATGGCAGTTCTCGCAGCTCGGGCAGTTCGGGCAGCTCGGGCGACACGCACAACTTCGTGATTTGGGATGACAGCACCATTAAGCCGCTCGCCAAGGCGGGCAACCTGCCCGATCTACAGGCGCAGCTCGCCCGCCTTAAAGCTCTTCAGGCGCCGGGAGGCGGCCCCCCGTGATCAGCCCCTCTGCGAGTGTCGTGCTCAAGCGGTTTTAGGCAGGAGTCGTCATGGCAAACGAACAGCAGGCTGCTCTCGTAGCAGCGCTGCGAGGCGTGCGGATGCCGCCGCTCAGCCAGCGACCTCCTATCGCTAACGCGGACGGGTCTCCCGTGATCGTTCCGCAACAGCAAGACAACACCAGCGCAGGAGTCGGGCCCATGCTCGCCTCGCTCGTCGGCGGCGTTCCGGGGTCAGTTGCGATGGAGACCGCAGAGCGCGCGGCAGAGCCGTTCGGCCAGGGTCTAGGCGAATATGCCGGGCATCTGTTGGCGAACATGAATCCATGGGGCGCAAGGGTCGCTGATCCACATGCTGGCGAGATCACGTCGCATCTGGACCCAGCGCAGATGGCGCGGCAGGCGGCGATCAGCGCGGCGCTGCAGAGGGCGCAAATCGCTTTCCATGGGAGCCCGTATGATTTCGAGAAGTTCTCGATGGACAAGGTGGGAACGGGCACGGGCGCACAGAGTTACGCGCACGGGCACTACTTCGCAGAGGACCCGGCGATCGGAGAGAAATATCTTACAGGTGCATCGGGTATTGACGGCTCCCGCCGGCAGGGCCCCCGACCGGCGGGCCGTGCCTACGCCGTCGATCTCCCCGAAAACGATCAACTCCTCGATTACGACAAGCCGTTGAGTGAGCAGCCAGAAGCGGTGCGTAGGGCGCTTACCGGGATGCGCGTACCGGACGAACAAATAACAGGGAAGGATCTTCAAACCCTGTTGTCTCGGTCGGTTGGGCCAGAGCGAACGGCGGAGCTTTTACGCAACAGAGGCATTCCAGGGATGCGCTACACCGACAACGACGCTCATTCCGGGGCTCGTAATTTCGTGATTTGGGACGACAGCACCATCAAGCCGCTCGCTAAGGCTGCGAACTACCCAGACCTCCAGGCGCAACTCTCGCGTCTCAATGCGCTGCATTCACCGGAAGGCGGCACACCATGACCCATCTCGACGAGTGGGCCGCTAAGCTATGAATCCACTACAGCAAGGCAGCGCAGAGTCGGAGTCAGACTTCGCATCGGACGCGGCCGGACTGCAGCAGCGCTGGTCGATGGAGTTCGCCGCAGCCCGCAAGGAAACGAAGAAGTGGCACAAGCAGGGCGAGCGCATCGTCAAGCGCTACCTCGACGAGCGCGACGGGCGCAGCGAGAGCGATACCCGCTGGAACCTCTTTGCTTCCAACGTCGAGACGCTGGAAGCTCTCCTCTACGGCAAGACTCCGAGCGTGGACGTCACCCGCCGGTTTGCCGACTCCCAAGACGACAACGCGCGCGTTGCCAGTCTCATGCTCGAGCGCCTGCTTAACGGGGACCTCGAGCGCGACAACGACGGCTACTCGAGCGCGCTCGAGTACGCGCTGCAGGATCGCCTGCTCCCTGGCCTCGGCAACGTGCGGCTTCGCTACGTCGTGGAGATGGAGCAGGCGCCGGGTACTCCCGCGCAGACGCGCCCGCAACTGGACCAGCTCGGGCAGCCGGTCATGGGCGCAGACGGGCTGCCGGCCACGGAAGAGCTGGCCCCGGCCATTCCTCCGCACGAGGTCAAGGCTCACGAGGATGTAGAGACGGATTACGTTCATTGGCGCGACCAACTCTGGAGCCCGGCGCGGACCTTTCACCAGGTCCGCTGGTGGGCATTCAAGGCACAGCTCTCGCGAGACGAGGCGGTAAAGAGGTTCGGCAAGGCGCTGGGCTCTCGGATCCCGCTGAACAGCAAGCGCGGCGGTGCCGACTCGGACGCGGTGGACGCTGAGAAGGCGGACCCGTGGGGGCGTGCGGACGTCTGGGAGATATGGGACCGCGAGCACAAGACGGTCTACTGGTACGTCGACTCCTTCGACCGCATCCTCGACAGCAAGCCAGACCCTCTTGGGTTAGAGGGCTTCTGGCCTTTTCCGCGTCCAATGATGGCCAACGCGAGCACCAGCAAGCTTCTGCCGCGGCCGGATTTCGTTCTCGCCCAGGACCTCTACGATGAGATCGACGCCATATGCACTCGAATCACGGTGCTGGAGCGCACGATCAAGGTGGCGGGCGTCTACGACAAGAGCGCCGCCGGCATCACACGCCTGCTCACCGAGGCATGCCAGAACGAGCTGATCCCAATCGAGAATTGGGCGATGTTCGCGGAGAAGGGCGGCGTCAAGGGGCAGATCGACTTCCTGCCTCTCGACCAGATCGTTCTCGCCCTCGGGGCGCTGCGGGAGTACCGGACGGAGTTGATCAACGCGCTCTACCAGGTCACCGGCATGAGCGACATCATGCGCGGGGAGGCGGCGCAAACGGCGACCGCCACCGAGCAGGCCATCAAGGCTCGGTTCGGCTCGGTGCGCGTCCAGCGCCGCCAAGACGAGTTCGCGCGCTTTGCTTCCGACGTGCAGCGCATCCGCGGCGAGATCATCTGCAAGCATTTCGACGCAGAGACCATCCTCGAGCGCAGCAACATCGGCAACACGCCCGACGCGCATCTTGCCCAGCAGGCAGTGCAGTTCCTGCAGGGGGATTTCGCTTGCTACCGGATCCAGGTGAAACCGGAGAGCGTGAGCCTCACCGACTACGCGGCGCTCAAGCAAGAGCGGACGGACGTGATCTCAAGCATCGGCGGCTACCTTCAGACCATCGGCCCGCTCGCCCAGCAGATGCCGGGGAGCGCGACCTACCTGCTGCAGATCCTTCAGTGGATGGTGAGCGGCCTCCGCGGCGCAGGCAGCATCGAGGGCGTGCTCGAGCAGGCGATCACCGCGGCCAAGTTGGCCCAGCAGCAGCAAGCCGCGCAGGCCCAACAGCAGGGTCCGCCCCCTCCTCCGCCTCCCGATCCGAAGATCGTCGGAGCGCAGATCAAGGCGCAGGGCGACGTGCAGAAAACCCAGGCGGCGACTCAGGGGAGGCTCGTGGAGATCAACGCAGAGACAAAGGCGGGCATGCAGCAGCGCGCCGTCGATGCGCACTTCACGATGATGGAAGACGAGGCGAAGGACCGGCGCGAGGCGCTGCGCTCGGTTGCCGCTATCACCTCACCCGGAGGGACGATTTGAGCACCGGCGCCGACAACAAGACGCAGGCGATCACCCCCGAATACGCGGAAGGCTACGAGCGCATTTTTGGCGACCGGAAGCCTTCGCGCGGCCGGTGGGTCTACGATGAGGCGCAGCAGAAGCTCGTGCGAGCAGAGGACTACCGCGCTCCCGAAGTCGCGCTGAATGCGCCGATTTTGAGCGGTCGATTCTACGAGGGCAGCGTCGCGCAGGACGGCACCGACATCGGGAGCCGAGCCAAGCACCGCGAGTACATGCACTCGAACGGACTGACCATGACTGGCGACTACACGCAGACATGGGCGCAGGCAGAGAAGGAACGCACAGCCATCCGCAACGGAGAGACGGGGCGCGGCACCAAAGAGCGCCGCCAAGACCTCGCCAGCGCGCTCCAGAAGCTTCGCAAGCCATAGCAACCCGAAAGACGCAGCTCACCCATGCGCAACCGCTCCGGCAACGGGCGCGGACGATGGAGCACCCCGAATGAATTGTCTGCACTGCTATCACGTCGATCCTGAGAATTCCGCCCGTCGAGTTTGCTTCTACTGCGGCGACGATGAGGGCTACACCGCGCGTCAGGAAGCCGCCGCCGCGATTGCCGCGACTGCCTCCGGAGGTAGCGTTTGAGCACCCTCCGCGAAGCACTCACAGCCGCGATCGACAAGGGCGAGATCGAGCCCTCCGAAGACGCCCCCGAGGTCGAAGCAGAAGCCGCGCCCGAGGGGGAAGCAGAGCCCGTCGAGGCCGCCCCTGCGGAGGAAGTACTCGAGGCCGAAGAGCCTGCCGACAAGGGCTCTCGCGACGAGAAGGGCCGATTTAGGGGCAAGCCCGGCGAGCAGGCAGAGAAGCCTGCAATCGACGCCAAGGCCAAGCCCCAGGCGGCCACCGAGCAGGTCAAGCCGCAAGTCGATCCGAACGCCCCTGCCGCCGCTCCGTTCAAGGCCCCGCCGAGTTGGAAGGCTGGCGCCCGCGAAGCGCTCGCCAATCTCCCGCCTGCCGTTCGCGACGTGATCGCGGCAGAGGGTATCCGCCTCGACGGCGAGGTCCGTAAGGTGATGCAGGAGGCGGCCGGCGCGCGCCAGTTCGCGAGCGCCTTCCAGCAGACTCTCGCCCCCTACGAGGCGATGATTCGCGCCGAGCAGCGGGGCAGGAACTACAACCCGATCGAGGTGGTCGGATCCCTGCTCGGCACCGCAGCCGCGCTCCGCACAGGAGCTCCCGCGCACAAGGCCGACCTGGTGGCCGAACTCATCCAGACCTACGGCGTCGACGTCGGCCAACTTGACGCCGCGCTGACCAAGCGCCTCGGTGGGGCCTCGGCTCCGGACGTCGCCAGCCATGCGACCGCGCAGCAGCCCTATCGGGATCCGCGTGTCGATGAGCTGATGGACCGGCTGCACAATGGGCAGCGCGAGCAGGAGAATCGCGTCTACCAGCAGGGCCATACGCAGGTGCAGCAGTTCGCGCAGGCTCATGAGTTTTTCGATGACGTGCGCGAGTCGATGGGTGACCTGATGGCTGGAGCTACCCAGAGGGGCCGCGAGATGACGCTCGACGAAGCGTACAGGCGCGCCTGCGCAGCCGACGATCAAGTCTCGGGCATCACCCGTCAGCGACAGGACGCGATTTCGATCAAAGAAAAGGCCGCTGCTACCAAGCGAGCCAGGGCAGCAGGGAGCAGCGTGCGGAGCAACCCGACTGGCGCGAACACAGCGCCCGCAGCGGACTCACGCCGCAGCGACCTGACGGCAGCATTCGACGAGGTTGAAGGCAGGTAGGACCGGCGGCCAACGCATTCTTGCGAGTCGCAGCAACAATCGCCATCAGGACCGCCATAGGCGGCAACCTCGGCAAAAGCCCCTCTTCGCGGACGGGGCGCGAGCGAACGGCATTGGTCCGTCAACGCGCAGAAGGCCCGCGATCAATCACGCACCCCTGCAACGAGCAGGGAGCGAGAGGGCATCATGTCTTTCCCCAACCTCACCGACATCACCGCGACCACTATCGACAGTCGGTCGCGCAAGATCGCCGACAACGTGACCAAGCAGAACGCGCTGCTCGCCTACCTGCGCAAGCGCGGTAACGTGAAATCGTTTCCCGGCGGCGAGCAGATCGTGCAGGAATTCTCATTCGCGGAGAACGCCAACTTCGGCTGGTATTCCGGATACGACCTGCTTCCGGTGGCGGCGCAGGACGTACTGAGCGCCGCGAAGTTCCAGATCAAGCAGTGCGCGGTGCCGGTGCTGATCTCCGGCCTCGAGATGCTGCAGAACGCCGGTCGCGAGCGGATGATCGACCTCCTCGAGCAGCGACTCGAGGTGGCCGAGAACACGATGGCGAACCAGATGGCTAACGCCATCTACGGGGATGGCACGGGCTCCGGCGGGAAGACCCTGACCGGCCTCGGCGCTGCGGTCGTGGCCCTGCCGACGACCGGCGTTTACGGCGGCGTTGATCGGAGCGTCTACGCGTTCTGGCGGAACCAGTACACCGGGTCCCTCGGCGCGCAGACCGCCGCGAACATCCAGGTCAACATGAACAACCTGTGGGCGAAGTGCGTCCGCGGGGCCGACACGCCCGACCTGATCGTCTTCGACAACAACCTGTGGGCCACCTACATGGCGAGCCTTCAGGCCATCCAGCGGTTCGTGGACGTGAAGCAGGCGGATCTCGGGTTCGCCTCCTGCAAGTACATGAGCGCTGACGTGGTGCTCGACGGCGGCATCGGCGGCTTCCAGGGCCCGAACGTGGGGCAGTTCTTGAACACGAAGTACATGTTCCTCCGCCCCCACGAGAAGCGCGACTTCGTGTCGCTCTCCCCCGACAAGCGCTACTCCACCAACCAGGACGCGGCCGTCAGCATCATGGCATGGGCCGGCAACCTGACCAGCAACGGCGCCCAGTTCTCGGGATACTTCCAGGGCTCGTAATCAGCGCCTTGAAGTAGCAGCGCGCCGTTCCGAATTGGCGACCGAGGTTAAGCGCTCCGCCTCGGTCGCTTTCTCGATCTTCTCCATCACAATTCACCCCCATTCAATCGCGGCGACGATGCCCACCGGGCGCGCGCTCGCGGAGGAGTTCCGCACATGGCAGTCGCTTACAAGTTCATCGACGAGAAGCTTGGCGTCACCGGCAACATCTCGCAGTCGGACGCGGTGGCGCAGCAGGAGGTTGGCTACGTCGCCATCGCCAAAGACCCGACCTACGGGCTCGGGGAGTTCATGTATTGCAAGTTCACCGCGGCCGTCGCTGCGGGGGATCTCGTGATCATGGACAGGTTCGGGCAGGCCACCATCGACGCGCCGGCTGTGGCCACGAAGGGCAACTTCGGGATCTCGATGGGCGCGCAGACGGGCGCAGCCACCTACGGCTGGGTGATGATCCGCGGCGTGCACGACGGCGCCAACGTCCTCACCGGCTCGGCGGTTGCCTACGGGCCGAACTACGGGTCCGTCATCAATGCCGGCCGCATCACGAGCGCCGTGACTGCGAGCTACATCATCGACACGCTGGCGATCAAGGTGTCGGGCGCGGCCAACGTCGGCACGGTCGAAATCTACTGGCCCACCTGCTCCGGCCGCTGATCCCGGCTGAGCGGTAGCCACACCACACGAGGCCGCCCTCGCGAAAGCCGGGGCGGCCTCTGCATTTCCAAACACAACAAGGGAGCAACGAATGGCGGGACTCGCAACCGAGGACATCATGGCGCTCATCAGCGGCGGCAACGGAAAGGAAGAGCGGCTGTTCGTGGAGTTTGACACCCAGCCGGTTCCGAACGCGCTGAAGACCGTCGAACTCGGATACTCTCAGTTCGATGACGTGCTGTTCGTCAAGATCGGGGTTCCGGGCGACGGGGGAAACATCATCCACCGGGCAGCGACCAACTGCGGCCAGCGTAATCGATGCGAGCGCCAAGCGCCCGGCTGTGACTTTCACCGATTCCCTCGCCAGTACGCAGCGTTCCACGGCGACCTCGACCAACAGGCGGCCTCCGGGCTGCCTCTCGGCGCGTGGCCTGCCATCACGAAGGCCGAAGTGGCGATGCTCAAGGCCCAGCGCATCCATACCGTCGAGCAGCTCGCGGGCGTGCCGGACAGCGCGCTCCCGAACGTCGGATCCGTTCGCGGGATCCGGCAGAAGGCGATCGATTTCGTCGAGAGCGCGAAGGGGCTTCAGCCGCTCCAGAAACTCCGCGCGGAATTGGAGAGCCGCGACAACAAGATCGCCACGCTTGAGGCCACCATTACCGACCTCGCGCGCAAGTTCGACGATATGCAAGCGTCGAAGTCAGCAGCCAAGCAGGCAGGGCGCTAAGCGATGGCCTTCCCGACGGCCGCACAGGTGATCAGCGACGCGGCCGTCGAGCTCGGTCTCGTCGCGTCCGACATCACCGACCCGTTCGCCTCGACCGACCAGAACATCATTCAGCTCTTGCGGCTGCTGAAGGCCGCCGGGCGGGAAGTCTCACGCGCGCGATCTTGGGTGGCGCAGCAGACGGAATACACATTCCCGACAGCCAATGGGCAATCGGTCTATCCGATGCCCTCCGACTTCCGGTCGATGATCGAGCAATCAGGCTGGAATCGCACCACGCGATTTCCTCTCGGCGGCCCGCTGACGCCGCAGGAATGGCAATACCTGAAGGCGCAGCCCGGCGCGGCGACGCTGACCGTCCTGTTCCGCCCGCGGAACGGCAACATCGAAGTCTATCCGGTGCCCGGCGCCACGGTCGCCACTATCGCCTTCGAGTACGTCTCGAGCAGTTGGGTCGCCGTCACCGGCAGCACGGCGCCGACGAAAGACGGCCCCACCGTCAACACCGACGTGATCCTCTTCGACCCGCTGTTGCTGATCGCCGCGGTCAAGCTGAAGTGGAAGCGCGAAAAGGGATTCGACAGCACCGCCGCGCAGCAGGACTATGACGCCGCGTTTGCGGCTTCTTCGGATGACGACGCGGTCGCTCCGGTCCTGCGCATGGACGGCAAGAGCGGCCTCGGCGTGCGGCTGTTGGGGGATCCGAACATTCCTTCTCTAGGTTGGAATCAGTAATGCCCGCGCGCAGGCCAAGCCGACAGATCCCGCCAGCGACAGCTACGGCTGGCGTGATCGCTGCGCCGATGGGCGGCATCAATACAATGGACGCAGGCAGCGCTATGCCTCCGACCGATTGCATCTATGCCTACAACCTGATCGCCGGCGAGTTCGGCTTGCGGTCCAGGCTCGGCTATCGGGAATGGTGCACGGGGCTCACGGGCAGCGCGAACAGCAGCGTTAGGAGCGTGCTCCCGTTCGCCGGCAGCAAAAAGAATGGCAGCACGGACAAGCTCTTCGCCTGCACGGACACAGGCATCTGGGACGTCGGCGCATCAAGCCAGGCGCCCGTGCAAGTCGTGACCTTCCCGACAATCTCCCCGGACTCAGGGTGGGGGATCTCACACGTTATGCCAAGCCTCGGCGGTAATCACGTCCTGCAGTACTGCGACGAGGAAAACGGCCTCTACGTCTACACGGAGGCGACGACGACTTGGGTTAAGGTCGTGCAGGCTGCGAATACCGCGTGGGTAGCGAATACGCCCGCCGCGCTCAACTCCTACGTCCAGAACGGCGGCATCACCTACAAGTGCACGACGGGCGGAACCTCAGCAGTGCTGCCCGCCACGGGGCCAAGCGGGACCGGCGCGGGCATCGCAGACGGCTCTGCGGTCTGGGCTTACGCACCGAGCATCGCCGGCGTCGACCCGGCCACATTTGCCTCGGTGGTGGTCTGGGCGAATCGCGTTTGGTACACGCAGAAAGACACGACGGTCGGGTGGTACCTCGGAATCAACGCCATCTACGGCACGGCGACCAGCTTTGATTTCTCCATGCGATTCCGAGCTGGCGGCCCACTGGTCGGCCTGTTCAACTGGACCGCAGATGGCGGCTCGGGGATGACGAACAGCCTCGTTGCTATCTCCGGCGGCGGAGACGTCTCGATCTACCAGGGCACCGATCCGTCGCTCGCGTCGGCGTTCGGGCTCAAGGGCACCTGGTATGTCGGCGGTGTCCCGTTCGGGCGCCGCATTGCCACGGACTACGGCGGGGACCTGCTCATCTTGTCGCAGATCGGGATCGTCTCGCTGACGAAGCTGATCGTCGGTAACAGCATCCTCGACCGGAATCAGTACGCGACCGCGAAGATCGCCAACCTCTTTAACGTGCTCGCCACGACCTACAAGACGCTCAAGGCGTGGAGCCTCCGCATCCACCCGAACGATAACGCGCTCCTCGTCACGGTCCCTGTTGCGGACGGGCAGGCGACCACGCAACTCGCGATGAGCCTCACGACGCGCGGATGGTTCCAATATCGCGACCTTCCGATCGTCAGCACGGAGGCGTGGGGCGGTCAGCTCTACTTCGGAACGGCTGACGGGCGGGTCTGCGTGAACACCGACTATGTGGACAACGTGCTCTTGAGCAATCCGAACGCCTATGCGCCAGTCCAATACTCGCTACTGACCAGCTTCCAGGGCCTCGGCAACGGCAGGCAGAAGCGCGTGCTTACGATTCGCCCGACCATCCTCTCGCAAGGCTCATTGGTGCAGCCGCAAGCGACCGCGAAGTATCGCTACGACATCAGCGAGCCGGCCGCGCCGTCGGGCTCGGGTGCGGCGGGCGCAGGGACATGGGACAACGCGACATGGGACGCCTCGACGTGGGCGGGAGCTTATGCGGCACAGCAGAACCCGCAAGGCGCTGCCGGGATGGGGCCGGAGGTAGCCATCGCCATCCGGGGGAGCGCCACATCGAGAACAAGCATCGTCGGAATCGACGTTATCTATGACATGGGCGGCTTCCTGTAGTGCTTACCGTTCGGGCGGCACCGCAGGAACACATGGCGTGGATCAAGGAACGCACTCGCGCTGCTCTGACGCCTGACGCGAGGGCTATTGAAGCGGTCGACCGCATCGGTCGCATCGTCGGCATGGTGGCTTACGACTGCTGGACCGAGAACGCCGTAACCGCGCACATGGCCGTCGAGTATCCGCTGGTCTGGCGTTCGTTGACCGTGCCTGCTTTCTCCTATCCCTTCGAGCAATGCAATCGCGGCGTACTGGTGGCCTGTATCCCGTCGCACAACGCCCGATCGCTTGGCCTTGCTCTCCGCTTTGGGTTCGCCGCGCAGCACCGCATCCGCGACGGCTGGTCCGTAGGCGACGATATGATCCTCCTCGAAATGCGCCGCGAAGATTGCCGCTACTTGCGGCGGAATGGATGGACCAGATGAGCAAGAACAACTCTCCTCCTGCCGCGTACAACAGCGCCCCCTGGCAGCAGGGCGCTCAATCCGCCCCCCACAGCAGCAGCCCATGGCTGGCGCCGGGAGGCGGGGCCCCCCAGAACCCGCTCGACTTCTACGGCTCCGCGCAGGCGCAAGGCCAGTCGGGCGTCAACAACATCGGCGCGCAGACCGCCGCGAACCGGCCTAATCAGAGCAATCCATTCGCGACGAGTTCGTGGTCCCGCGGTCCCAACGGAGAGTGGACCCAAAGCTCGCAACTGTCCGGCGGACTCGGCCAGGCGGCGCATGGCTACGAGAGCCAGATCGCAGGGCAGAAGCCGCTCGACTTCTCCGGCCTGACTCCGATCAACGACGGCAATCAGGCCCGGCAGCAGGCGCAGGACGCAGCCTTTGGACAGGCGAAATCTCGTCTCGACCCGGCTTTCGCTCAGCGCGGCGAGCAGATGGATTCGCAGCTCGCGGCACAAGGACTCGATCCGGGATCGCAGGCGTCAAACACCCAGCGCGACCAGTTCGGCCGGGACAAGAACGACGCCTACGCGGGCGCTCAGAACTTCGCGGTCGGGCAAGGGCAGCAGGCGCAGCAGCAGGCATACATGCAGAGCATGGGCTCCCGGCAGCAGCAGATCGCAGAGATATTGAAGCAGCGCGGAATGCCGATGGAGCAACTGCAAGGGCTGCAAGGTCTCATGCAGCAGCAGGGCTTCATGGGCGCAGGCGCGGCCGGCCCGACACCATGGCTCGGAGCGACTGGCGACCTCGGCAACTACGGGATCGGTCAATCCAACCAATCAAATCAGATGGCAGGCCAGATGGCGTCAGGGATCGGCGGCGTTGCCTCGGGTATCCTCTCTCTCTCCGACGAGCGCACCAAGCAGAACATCGAGCGCCATGGCGAAGAGGCGATCCCCGGCGTTCCGCTGGCGACCTTCGAGTACAAGCACGACCCAGGACGCAAGCGGATGGGCGTCATCGCGCAGGACCTCGAGCGCGTTCGCCCCGACCTGGTGAAGACAGGTGCAGACGGATTGAAGCGCGTTCCCAACAAGGCTCCTTTCGCATTCTGAGGTGACAAATGGACCCGACCAATACGCAAGGCCTTCCACAGATCCAGCAGATGTCTCCGCTCCCCCAGGGCGGCGGCGATCTCTCTTCGCTGCTGCAGCGTCTCACCCCCGAGCAGCTCCACGAGATGATGGGCCTCGGGAGCCTGAGCGAGCAGGACAGCCATCTCGACCGTCAGGCGGCGCAGGCGCACGCGCTACGGAGCGGCTTGATGGCCCAGCATCCGATGGGATGGGGCGCGGGCGCAGCGAATGGGATCTCGCAGGTGCTCGGCGCTCTCCACGAGCGGCAGTTGGACAGCCGGCACGACGACATCCTCGCCCAACAGACGGCGGGGCGGGGACGGTTCGCCGACCTCTTCCGCGGCCCGCAGGCACAGGCCGCCCAGCCTCCAGGCAGCGCCCTCGACGCGCTCACCGCGCCTGCCGTTTCACCCCCCTTTAGCTTCGGACCCTGATCGGAAGACACCATGCCCCTCGACATCTCCAGCCTACTCAGCGCAGACGAGCCGACCGCGCAGCAGAAGTCGCAGGCTCTCATCGCAGCCCTGCGCCAGCAGACCGCCCTCGGCCAGCTCGGACAACTCACCGGAGACAAGGTGCTGGGCGGGTTCGGGCAGTCGATCGAGGGATCCGCGCAGCACGACGCAGACCAACTCGCGCGCGTTCCGATGGAGCGGGCGAGCCTCGCTGAGTCGCGGATGCAGCAGGCCAACGAGCAGGAGAAGATGGTAAGCGCGCAGAGGGCGAACGCGACCGAGACGGACCCCGGCACCGTGAACCTCCGGCGGGCGCTGGCGCACAAGTACGCCCCCGAGATGGGCGACGCCATCGACAAGGCACCCGCCGGATCTCTGCCGTCCGCGCTATCGAGTATGGAGAAGTACGCGCAGGCGCAGCAGGCTAAGTACGCATTCAATCCTGTTGACGGGTCCATCTTCAACACGAAGAACGGGCAGAGGAATGCGGGCGCGGGCGGGCAGGTCGCCGGGCTCGATGATGCCGCCGTAGACCAGGGCGCCAATCTCTACATCAAAACGGGCACGCTGCCTGCCGTTGGCAACGGGGCGGCGGGCGGTGCTCTCCGGCGCAGGATCCTCAACCGTGCGGCCGAGCTTTCGCAGGGCGCAGACATCGCAGGCAACAAGGCGGGCTATCACGCCGATACCGACTCGCTGGCAAGCCTCCAGAAGTCCACCGATGCGGTCAACTCGTTCGAGCGGACCGCGGGCAAGAACCTTGACAACTTCTTGGCCTACGCCAAGGAGCCGATCGATACCGGCTCTCCGCTCCTCAACAAGCCGCTGCGTGCTGTCGACGAAAAGGTCTTTGGCTCTCCGAAGATGGCAGGCTTCAATGTCGCCCGGCAGGTTGCGGTCAACGAGATCGCCAAGGTGCTCGGCGGCGGGTCCGGAGGCGGCGCGCTGTCGGATTCCGCGCGGCACGAGGTGGAGGGGCTGATCGGTCCTGACGCTACCTTCAGTCAGATCATCGAGGCATCCACCATCCTTAAGCGCGACATGGCCAGCCGCAAGCAGTCCATGGCCGATGAGATCGCCGCGATCAGGGGTCGCATCGGAGGGAAGCCCGCGGCTGAAGCAGTAACGGCCCCGACAACCGCCGATGCTCGATCCGTCTCTGCCGCACAGCAAGGCCCCGCAACGGCTCGCATCCGCTACCAGGGGAACCTGCTCGAGATCCCGCGCGAACACCTTGCCGACGCCATCAAGGACGGCGCAGAAGAGGTGAAGTGATGGCAGGCAAGTGGCTCGACGCAGCCAAGCCAGTATCCGCGCCCCCTGCATGGATGGCCGCAGCCAGGCCAGTACAGGACCACTCCGACGCGCAGGCAGAGACGGAGCCCTCGACCGGCGCCCCGATGCAGGCCGATTACACGCCCTCGCCCGATGACAGCGCAGCAGAGGCGGCGCTCCGGGGCGCGGGGCAGGGCGCGACGCTCGGCTTTGGCGACGAGCTCGCTGCGGGCGTCGGCGCGCTGCTGCCAGACCAGGCGGGCAGCAAGGGCTACTTCCAGCGCTACAGGGACATGCGCGACGGCCTGCGCCGCGACAACAAGGCCAGCGCAGCGGAGCACCCTCTCGCTTACGGGATCAGCGAGGGCATCGCCTCGTTGCCTATTTCTATCGCGGCCGGCGGCGCTCCAGTGGCGGGTGCTTCTCGGGCTGCCGCGCTCATCAAGGGCGCGGGCACCGCTGCGGCTCTCGGGGGCGCTGCCGGTCTCGGCGCCAGTAACCGCGACGACGCGATCGGAGAAATCCAAGACGCGGGCAAGGGTGCCGCCCTCGGAGGCGCTCTCTCCATCGGCGGCGCGATGCTGCAGGGCAGCCTGCTCCCGCTCTCCAGCAAGGCGCGGGAGACTTTCCTTAAGCAGGGACGCCGTGTGCTCCAGGGCGGCGCCTCCCCGATGAACGCGCTGCAGCGCGAGGTCTCCAAGGAGGCGGTCGAAGAGGTGGGTAGCGCCTTTCGTCCGCTCGGAACGACGGTTGGTACTGATGCTCGCGTGGAAGCGATGCGAGAGGAGGTTGGCAATCAGTATGGCTCGATCATCACATCGCTCAAGGCCAATGGGTTCACCGGACCTGACGCAGAAGCGCTCGCGAAGAAGATGGCCGTAGAGGGCCGCTCGATCGCCTCTGGCAACACGAACCCTGCCGTGCGCAGCGTCTACGACAGCGAGGCAGGAGCGCTCCGCGCACAGGAACCCGCCTCTCCGGGCGCATCTCCCGACTTCACCGTGAAGCGAGACTCCAACGGCGCGCTGGCGCTAGATCAGGCCGAAGACCTCAAGCGTAGCCTGCAGGCGCGCGCAAAATACAACAGGGTGAATGTCGCGGAAACCCCGCAGAACGACGCCCGCAAGGAAGTCGCGAGCATGTACCGCGAGGCGAACGAAGACGCCATCGACCGGCAGGCGGCAGCCAGTAACGACTCGCGGACGCAAGCGATTGCCGCTCAATTCATTCCCGTCAAGCAGCAGCTCGGCCGACTGATCGAGGCGGGTGACGCGCTCGACAAGGGCGTCGCGCAGGCCGCTCGCCGCAGCGGAAGCCTGCACAGCAGCATCGCCGCTGCGCCCGCGCTGGCCTCTGGCAATTACCTGGGGGCGGCAAAGAGCATGTTCGCGGATGCGCTCTGGCGCGAGCGCGGACCGTCAACAGTCGCATGGGGTGCGCGCGGCGCGCGCGACATCCTGCAGGACCCACGAACGATGGGGATGATCGATTTCCTGCGCCGTCGTGGCGCACCGCTGGCAGCCGAAGAGATCGGCCTGCACGAACCCGCCGACAAGTAACGGAGCCCCATAATGCGAAACACTCTAAAGCTGGCCTCTGGCCTTGCCGCTGGTCTCACGCTCGGGCTCATGGTGTCGCAGGCGCTGGCGTCGAGGAACAGCGTCGGCACCGAAAGCCTGCCATCGGGGAACCCGGTGGGCAGCGGCACCCTGATCAGCTCGGTCGCCTTCAACAACACGATGAACGACCTCGCGACCGAGACGACCAATTCGCTTGACCGCAACGGGCGCGGCGGAATGCTCTCGCCGTTGCGGGGCGCTGACGGCACCGCCGTCTCTCCCGCGCTCAGCTTCACCAGTGAGCCGGGCACCGGATTCTATCGCGTTGGCGCGGGCAATCCCGCATTGGCTGTGAGCGGCGCGCAGGTAGAGCAGTGGACCTCGAACGGCCAGCGCGGCGTTGACGGAGCGGTAGCGACTCCTGCTTATTCATTCAGCAGCGAGACGGGAACAGGGCTCTATCGTGCGGGTGCGGGCAATCCGAAGATGGCCGTTAGCGGCGCGGCCGTGGAGTCGTGGACCGCAGCCGGGGTATCAATTCAGGGCACGCTCAACTCCGACAACCTGAACGTGACGCACAGCGGAGGAGGCGCCTCGATAATCGTCAACTCATCAACCGCGACCAATCAGGCGTCACTCAGCTT